CAACAAACCACCGACTCCACTACTACCCATAACAATTAAGAAAAAGTTAAAAGTCATTATCAGTTTTTGAGCTATTGAATACGCTGCATCATAGCCTTTAAGTAATTTAACTGTGTTTTTTAACATGCTCGAACCTTACATTTGTGTGTAAGGAGTTATGATAGTGCTTACCTCAATTAAGCCATATAGAAACATGAAATTTTGAGATGGCCGACACACTTTTGAGACTATATCTTTTTGAGGGTGTTTCCTCATTATCAAGCCCACCAGCAGATGAGCTTTGTAATGGAAATCAGTCTGAGCCGCAGCCACCACCACTATCTGACGAACTACCAGAGTCATAGCCGCCACTGCATGAATCAGAACTGCTTGAGCTGCTATAGTCGTTGCCAACGTAAATAGGGCTAATAGGATTAAGCGGGTTCATCAGGTCGCTGCTTGAGCCGGTATTGCTTTGGTGACGGCGGCGACGTTCTTTTTCATCATGCTGTCTTTTATTCTGCCTCTCGCTTTGATATGACATATTGACTCCAATAAAAAACCGCCCGAAGACGGCTACTCTAGGCCAAACATCTTTTTCGTATAGGATTTCAATAATTCACTACCGACATCTTTTATTACCGACAACGGCTGATCACTTATCCCTTTTAGTTTTTCGAATATATCCTTTTGCCTAAGGGTTGCTGCAAAATCTTGCCCTGCCGATGTAAGTCTTACTTTAGCCACCCAATAGCTATTTCCATTGACAGCCATAATGAGGCCTAATGCCTTGGGATTACCCATTTCAAGATGATGATTGCTGACAAATCCTCGTTCAATTAGTTGTAAGTAATGAAATAGTCCCTTAGCTTCACTGATTTCGTAACCTGCATCAACAAGGTCTTGAGTTGAAATCATTGGCATTGGTGAGTCTATGAAAACGTTTAACATCCCACGTAGATATTCTAAATCAGTTTGCATTGAGTACCCCTCCCAAAGGAGTATTCAACATGAACAAATATCTGATTAAAGTCCAGTGTCGCAACGCTTCACAGCGTGGCTGACCGTTATTCTTTGTCGGATTATTCTTTAGCAGTCGGCGTCAGGGCGAGAAACTGCACGACATGCGGCCATACATGCGGTCTGCATATCTGTTCTGGCAATAGCAGCCCAGCGGCGGTCAATGTCAGGAAGCAATCGACCAACATGATCAAGCTCAGCCAGAAATGCCCGGCTTGCATCTTTAAGTCGATTCATTGCCTGCTTTTCTGCAATGCTTAAGTCACGTCCATACTTAACGGTACTTCCGTCTTGTGGTTTTGCTTCGCTCATAAAACCTCTTTCCAAAGCACTGCTTGAGTGTGAATCACCAGGATTTATCTGAATACCAACCGCTTACGCTTGCTGTATCAGGATATTGTGCAAAATTTAAAGCACCTCAACGTGGCTCCTACCCACCACAGGGGATAGCTCAGGGATGAGCTCGTCGTAGTTTCAAAACGTGACCGTTCGAATCAAGCATGTATTTATTGCGGCCCTCACCTGGAGGGTTTTTTTTTGCGCAATAAAGCAGCTAATACTCACACATCGCAAAAAGTAAATCAGAAACCGAATGATTTGACTTAGGTTGTATATCTATTTATCCAGTTTGCTCTATGCTTCGCTTGTTATGCGTAACGAGTGACCGCTTTGGTCTCCCTTCCGAAGTGCTGGATTTCATTTCGGAGGGGACATTTTTTAACCCGCCATCCCATTTCCTGCCGATAGCTACCTCAGGCACTGCGTTTTGATGTAGTCCTGCAAGTAGCCAACCTGCTTGGTCACTGTTTCGATTCGCTCTCTGAGGGTGAAATAACCGGATCAAGCTTGAGCCTTGATCTTTAGATGTCCAGCATTATCACAGGCACTCAGTGAATGCCTGCTGTAATGCCTCGGACTATGCTTTTGATAACATGCAGGATTAGTGGAATCGATAAAATAATCTTTAATGCCAGAAGCACGCTAACCGTAATTTCGCTTAATGAGTCAGCCGTTAGAGAGTCCATCAAGGGCGTATATAAGGCGATTACGAGGCTCGATCCAACAAGGTACAAGCCAACCAGGAATATGTATGCGAGGACGTTATGAAGAGCAAAGAGCATCAGCTGCTTTAGGCCTAGTTTTATCTGCCAGTTGAAAGCATCTCTTAACGTACGAAAGTAGCCAAGCATTACCCATTCGTCCCTGAAAATTCACACCAATAGCGCATTATAATGCGTTGTTCTATTTAAGGCACTGCTGTAATGCCTTACCAATCTGCGTCAGGCCGCACTCTTCGCCATCCTAAGGGTAAAGGTAATTTCGTAGATCTCGGACATCAAGAGCCCTCATTTCTGTTCAACGGCATATCTGGTCAGTCATCCGCTTCGTGCGGGCATTAAACTATCACTATAGAAGACCCCCGCAGTCTAACACTGTTAGACGAGGCTCTCTCATGTAATTAAAGACCACTATAGAAGCAATCAAATACTGCACATTAAAGTTACACAATAGATACAACCAACACCAACTACTACTAAGGAGATACATATGATTCACTACTTAAACGCATTACAACCTTTCGCATCTTCATTAAACTGTATTATTTATCTGATTTGCTTACTGATTGCAAAGCGTTCCGGCGTACTTCCATATCTCTAATCCCTGCCTTATCCAGGTTGCACTGCCCCAACGCCGTATAAAGCTGAGCGTTTAACTCCAGACTTGCCTGCCACGTGAACGGAACTGATATTCCGGGGATCGGTGTGTCTGCGGTCAGGTCAGCGCTTATCGGCACCACCGGAGCCGGGACGTAAACTGTCTGCGTATTCCCGCAGGCTGTCAGCAGCGGCAGAAGGAACAAGCTGGTTAGCACATGGATCGCCTTCAAGCGCCTGCTTGATGTATACAATGCGAGTTTCCCCTTTTTCAACCAGTTCGTTCTTAGCATTCTGCGTAGCCTGTGAGATGTCATGAATGAGGTTCATCGCGGTGATCACGTTGTTGGTGATCGCCTCAGATGAATTGGCCCTGACCGTCGCCTTATCGCGCTGTTCTTTGAAGCTGATCGCGTTATTGCGGTAATGGTTGATCGTCCAGGCGATGGACAGAACCCCGGCGAGTAAAAGCAAAGCCGCAGCGGCTTTCCAGCTGGAAATCATTTTTTGCCGTCCGAGAGGAACAGCGCCCGCTCTGCTTCACGACGCCGGGTCAGGCCCGGCAGTATTTTGCCACCAGCCTTATTCCAGCGCGGGAACTCATCAGCAGCACCGGCGTAATCACCAGCGTTAAGCTTTTGCAGTAGCGTGGAAGTCGACAGCGCGCGGGCGCCGAGGTTATAGGCGAACGAAACTAGCGCATCAAACTGCCCCTGCGTCAGCTTCACCTTCACTAGCTTCGACACGTCACTTTCGTAGCCCACCAGCCCGGTGCGTAGCAGGCGCTCGGCGGTTTCTTCTTTGATGGTCATACCGGGGCGGATCGTTTTGCCGTCCACTGGCTGTGTCCAGCCATAACCAATTGTCCAGACGCCTACACTGTCCTGATAGGCTGTGAGGCGCAGGCCTTCAAACTGCTTAATGAGAGAAATGCCTTTATCGCTGATCCGCATTATTCTGGCCTCAGTACGTTAAACAGACGCGCCACGTTGCCCCGCGCTTTGAATACTGCAGCACAGATGATGAGATTCAACATGACGGTCGCCCAATGGACGTGGAAATAGAAATCGAACATGAAACGGAACGGGACGGACGCATACGCCAGGATGATCACGTATGCCAGCCAGGAGGCCCATACGTTGTGCTTCCCTCCCGGCTTACGGAACATCATCAGCCGGATCACGATCATCGTGCAGGCGACGACATTCGTTAGCACCAGTGGGTCAGTCGTTACCATTGTTTCCTCCCCGCCACCTTTGCAGCAGTGACAGAGGATCCTGCTCACTGAAAAAGGTCAGCGTCTTAATGGCCAGCGCAGAAAGCAGAACCGCGCCGAGAGCATCCAGAGGCTTGTCGCTGTAATGGGTGATGCTGGCAAGCATCGAGCCCACCAGCCCGGATCCGTACACACCTGCAAAGTACGAGACGACGAAGTATGCCGTTCGCCGCGGCAAAGTCAGATCGGCGGCAGTTGCCACATAAAACACCGCGCCGGCGAAAGCGC